TCATCTCCTTAGAGTAACGCGAGTAATCTTCAAACTCAATCTTGTTATAGTTAAGTTTATATCCCCACATCTCTAAGCTATGTCCACCTTCTCTGACTGGATTAAATAACCTAGATAAAACTAAAGTGTCTATAAGTTTCTTATTAGATAGGTCAACTCCTGTTAGTTGTTTAATCACAGGTATATCAAAACCTATGATGTTATGTCCTATTAATGCGTCTGCTGATTTCAATAACTCAAGCCCTGACTCTATTTGGTGAGGAGCAAACCGAAAGATTTCGTTAGAATCAAGGTCTTGAGCTACGATACACCACAATTTCGTGGCTTTTAAATCGTCTGTTTCAATGTCAAATACTAAACTACGCATAGTTATTAAACTCTATGTCGTTGTTATCGTCTTCATAATCTTCGGAAGGTATTTCATTTAGCCTTCCTGTTTCTCTGTCGTAGAGTAATCTACTAGCCAAGCCTACATCTCCAGTGTATCGTGACTTTAATACTCTCAACTGAGTTGTGTTTGATTCGTTAGGATCATCTGCTTGTTGGTTTCTTTCTAAGGCTATGACGCAATCACTGAGTTGCGCAATGCTTTGAGAACCTCTCAAGTGACTAAGGTTCACTTGTATTCCGTTCTCGTGTCCTTTGTTACCATCTACTCGTCTAAGGTGTGACACAAGTATGATACCTGCACCTGTTTCTTCTACTATAGATCTGAGCCTAGTCATTATTGCATCAATGGCTCTGCGTTCATCTCCGTCATGGACAGCACTAACCAACATATGAAGATGATCTATTACTACCCACTTACAACCACAACCTACGATCATGTATCTAAGTTTCGAAAAGATCTCGTCAATAGAGTTAGTACCAAAGTGCGCATGAATCCATACACGATTCTCATTATCTCCGTTGTAAAGGATGTCAAAGTATTTATCTATTTCTTCTTCTGAAAACTTCTCTAGTTCTTGGTCTATGTAAAGCCTAGCGTTAGCCTCAATAGATAGAATACCACTGATTGTTCTGTTAGGATCTTCCTCTAATGCAATGATACCTACGTTATCGTCTGTTTCTTTAATAAGCCAATGTTCTAGTTCTCTAGTGACACTTGATTTACCCAAGCCTGTGCCACCAGTAAAGGTTACTAACTCTCCAGAACGAAGTCCGTATAGTTTCTTGTTCAATCCTTGAAATGGATAAGGAACGCTTTTCTTCTTTTCTCTTGTAAAGAATTTAAGTTTATAATCTGATACATTAATAACTCCTGCGGGCGTGTAAGTCTTAGCTGCCCACCACGCTTGGCTAAATGCATTTGCTTTGTTTGCAAAGAGCATTTCATTAGGATCGTTAAACTGTTCAGGCAGTGTCATTATTCTAGCCTTGCTTGGAGTAAACAACCTAGCTACCTTTTGAGCCGCTTTCTTACCTGCTCTGTCGTTGTCGAAACAAATCACTACATTATCAAAGCTTTCTAAAAACTCTAGGCTTTCTTTGACATCTTTAACTGCACCTGCCGCGCCTCGTTTAATAGATACGACTGACCATTTAGAGCCAAGCATCTCGTATCCTGCCATAGCATCACACTCTCCTTCAACAAGTGTAATATATTTACCGCCTTTGCTAAAGATTTGTTCTCCGAAAAGTCCTGTGTCTGAAAAAGAACCAGTGATATTGAAGTTCTTTGAGATACCATCACGGCTTTTGTATCTTACTTTGGTGGCAACCATTTGATTGCCTGAGTAGTAAGGATAGATATGGTCGCCAGTATTCTCAACAACCTTGACTCCGTACTTCATAGCTGTTGCTTTAGTTATTCTTCTGTCAGTTAAGTCTTTGAATACTCCGTTGGAAGGAACGCTTAACTTATTTCTGTGATCTTTTATCTTAGATACTGTTGTTGATGTTGTTGTTGTTGTTTCTAAACCACCAGACTCACATGCTTTGTCATAGTCATGGAAGTGTTTGTCGCAACTAAAACAGTGTGCTGATCCGTCTTTGTTCTTTGCTACTGGATCTGATCCACCACACTCAGGACAAGGTAGTTTATATTCATCCCAATTTGATCCGTCATGATTTGTCATCATTTGTCTTTGCTCCTTCTTTATTTTTTGTTTTTTTTGTGTGGTTAGTATGGGTACTCGGTTTAGTTCCTATGCCCACCTTCATCCGTAACCATGAACACCTTTAATTTAATCTAGGTACAGGTTTTGAGCCTGTTTCTGTCATTGGTTTTTACAACGGCTCGTGTCCTAACCACACTCTCTAATGCTAA